GAATTTTGACGCGTGGAACGCGCGAGGGGGGTGTAGTTCCCCCGATTTGTCGGAGGATGTGAAAAGATGGCAGAGGTTAAAAAGAAATCAAAAGAGTTGAAGAAACTTGAAAAGATTTTTAAAGATATAGAACCGAGTAAGCGGCAAACGGGTGAAAAGTTAATCGAAAACGCCGCATTCATGGCGGAATCACTTGCAGAGTTGCAAGAGATTATCCGGGAAAAAGGTTTTGTCGAGGAATACCACAACGGCGCGAATCAATCCGGCGTGAAAAAGTGTTCCGAAGTTGAAATATACAATACCATGATTAAAAATTATTCAAGTATTATAAAACAGTTGGTGGACTTGTTACCAAATGGAGCAGGAAGCGGCGGCGATGAATTGCTTGATTTCATAAGTGGGAAATCACATTGACCGAATTTGAATTATATTTCGGATCCATCGTTGACGGTAGAATAACAGCATGCGAAAAAATGAAACGCATCGCAGATATGTTGTTGAATCAATACGCATCGCCGCAGGAATTTCACTTTGATTATGACATTGCAAAAAAACATACTGATTTTATCGAAAAGTTTTGCAAACAGCCTACCGGAAAGATCGGAACGCCGCTTGAATTGCAACTTTTTCAAAAGGCGCGATTGCAAGCTTTATTTGGTTTTGTGGATGATAACGATTTGCGCCAGTATAACGAATGTTTAATCATCGAAGGGCGTAAAAACGGCAAGACAACCGAAACAGCCGCAATCGAAATTGATATGCTTGTCAATGATTGCGAAGGATCGCCGCAGATTTACAACATAGCAACGCAGAGAGAGCAAGCAATGCTTGGATTCAATGCGGCGCATAAGATGGTTAGACAATCGCCCATGTTATCAAAGCATGTGAAGAAAAGGGCAACCGATTTATATTTCGCTTTGAATTTCGGTTTTATAAAAGCCCTTGCAAGCAATACAAATTCCCTTGATGGTTTAGATATTCATTGCGCAGTTATTGACGAGTTGGCGGCAATTAAGAACCGCGATTTGTACGATCTTGTTAAGCAGGCAATGGGCGCGCGGCAACAGCCGCTTTTATTTACAATTACAACGAACGGTTTTGTTCGTGGTAGTATATTTGATTCGCAATATGAATATGCGAAAAATATTTTGGATGGAAAGGCAGAAAACAAGCGTTTTTTGCCTTTTATTTATGAATTGGATTCAATCGATGAATGGGATCGGGAAGAGTGTTGGGAAAAAGCAAATCCCGGACTTGGAACAATCAAAAGCCGGGATTATTTGCGGCAGATGGTACAGAAGGCGAAGGATGATCCATCTTTCAAACCTACTGTAATGGTAAAAGATTTCAACATGAAGCAAACGGCGGAATCTGCATGGCTTCGTTATGAGGATCTAAACAATGAAGAAATGTTTGATATCAGCAATTTCGGCTATTGCATCGGCGGATTTGATGCGGCGGATTCAGTGGATCTGAATGCGGCGGTTGCTATCTTCCAACGCCCGAACGATCCGAACATTTATGTTGAATCTATGTTTTGGATTCCGCAAGCGGTTATTGACGAAATCGACAAGACCGGAAACCGGAGAGAAAGAGACAATGCGCCGTATAAGTTATGGATTGAACAAGGATTCATGCGCACATGTCCGGGCAACCGATGCGACAAGCGGATCTTCCTTGAATGGTTTCGGGAGCTTCGCGAAAAGTATGATATTTATACATCGTTTATCGGTTACGATCCTTGGCATGTGTCGGATGATTTGATTCGAGAATTTTGCGCAGAGTTTGGCAAAAATGCAATGATTCCAGTGCGGCAAGGAACAATCACGTTATCGGATCCGATGAAGAATCTTGCGGCAGATTTCAAGGCGAAACACGTTGTATACAATAACAATCCGATCTTGAAGTGGTGTTTGATTAATACAGAGGTAAAGACGGACATAAACGGCAACATTCAGCCGGTAAAGGGATTGGATTCACGAAAAAGAATTGATGGCGTTGCCGCGCTATTGGATGCATACAAGGTATTGCAGGACAAGCGCGATCAATATGTGAATTTGAATTGAGGTAAAAAGCATGGGTTTATTTGATTCAATCAGAAAAAAAGAAAAAATCGAAAGCAAGGTTGAAAATTATTTTCAAGCATTGACCGCATATGCGCCAACATTCACAACATTCGAAGGATCTATTTACGAAATGGAGTTGACAAGGGCGGCGATTCATTCATTTGCAACGCATTGTTCGAAGTTGAAACCGGAGGTAAAAGGATCCGGCAATCAGACTTTTGCGCGAATGATGCAGTACAAGCCGAATGCATTGATGGACACAAAAAAATATTTATATCGGCTTGCGACTTCTTATGCGGTAGATAATACGGCGATTATTGCGCCGCTTTTCGATCATTCATATGAAAGAATCATAGGCTTTTATCCGTTGGCAACGCCCAAAGCAAGGATCATTGACGTTGAAGGCGTGAAATATATCCGGTATGAATTTAATCCGGGCGATTTTGGCGTTTTCCGGTTGGATGAAGCCGGGATAATGAATCAGTTCCAGTATAAGAACGAGTTGTTCGGAGAAAGCAACAGTTGCTTATATCCGACAATGGAATTGATACATACAAACAATCAAGGAATCATCGAAGGCGTGAAAAGTTCCGCAACACTTCGATTCCTTGCAAAGATTGCGCAGACATTGAAGCCGGAAGATTTGGAGAAGGAGCGCAAGCGATTTGTAGAATCGAATTTCAGTTCCGCCAATGCCGGGGGCGTGATGCTTATTGATGCAAAATACGAGGATGTGAAGCAATTGCAAACGAATCAATTCACAGTTGATTCGGCGCAGATGGCACAGATCAAAGAAAATGTGTTCAATTATTTCGGCACAAATGAAAAGATCCTTCAAAACAATTTTACATCCGATGAATGGGGCGCATATTACGAAGGCAAGATCGAGCCGTTTGCAATCGAAGCTTCGCTTGTGCATACAAACATGACTTTCACGCCGCATGAAATCGCGTTCGGCAATGAAATCATTTTCACAGCGAACCGCCTGCAATATGCATCCAACAAGGAAAAGTTGGATATTGTAACGCAATTGTTCGATCGTGGATTTTTAACGCACAATCAAGGCTTGGAAGTGTTCAATATGGCATCCATCGGAGAGATCGGCGAACGCCGCTTCATCCGAAAAGAATATGGGCTTGCAGATTACGAGCAAGAACCGAAAGATGCATTTGTTCAGTATGAAGAACCGCCCAAAGCAGAAGGGGCAGAAGAGGAGGGAAAAGAAAATGCCAATCTTGAAGGATAGACAATACCGCGCATTATCTTTCGAAACGCCACAGCAGGAAGAGAAGAAAAACAAATTCAATTCCGATTGTTACGTTGAAGGATATGCCGCCAAATATGAAAGATATGTATTGTTCAAATGCGGCGATCAAACCGTTTACGAAGAGTTTGTTCCCGGATGTTTCCGCGATTGCGATATGTCCGATGTGATATTCCAATTCGATCACGCCGGGAAAGTATATGCAAGAAATCGCAATAATACTTTGACAGTTGAGCCGGACGAAGTCGGGCTTTTTATTTGCGCGGATTTATCCAAGACAACCGCCGCACGCAGTATGTACGAAGATATTGAAGCAAAGCTTGTTGATCGCATGTCATGGGGATTTATGCCGGACTATGACACGTTAGAAGTAATTGAAAGCGGAAACGATATCACGATTCGCCATCATAAGATTTTAAAGATTTATGATGTTTCCGCCGTTTCCATTCCGGCAAACAACAACACAGAAATTCAAGCGCGAAATTTTGCCGACGGAGTGATCGACAGAGTTATGAAGGAGATTCAGAAGCGCAAGAATCATATTAAAAAAATCAAACTTTTAATGGAGGTAAAAAAATGACTAGACTTGAAAAGATTGAAGCAAGACTTGCAGAGATCGAAAAGGAATTGAACGCAGAGGATGCGGAGAACAAGACCGAAGAGGATCTTGACAAATTGGAAGAAGAGGTTCGCACATTGCAGGCGGAGAAATCCGGCATTTTGAGCGCGGCGCAGAAGCGCAGTTCCCTTGAAAGAGCAATTGCAGAAGGAAGAAGCGGCGTTGATGTAACGCCCGATTTCATTAATGGAGGTATGGCAGGCATGCAGACAAATCAGCAGGAAAGAACATTTGACATTAACAGCGCAGAATATCGAAGCGCATGGTTGAAGCAGATCCGCGGCATCGATCTGAATGATATCGAACGCCGCGCAATGACAACCGCGGCAGACAGCGCAGGGGCGGCAGTTCCTTCTACTACCGTCAACAAGATCATCGAGAAAGTAAAGGAGTATTGCCCCATTATCAACAAGATTGATTTGTTGAATGTTAAGGGCGCAGTAACCGTTCCGGCAGAGGGAACAACCGCAGATGCACAGAAGCACGCAGAGGGCGCGGAAATCACAGCGGACAAAGATACCTTGTTGAAGGTTTCCCTTGCAGGCTATGAGGTAACAAAGCTTGTTACCATTTCAAAATCTGTTTTGACTATGTCCATCGATGCATTCGAAACATGGCTTGTAAACAAGATTGCGCGCAAGGTTGCAGAGAAGATTGATGCATTGATTTTCAACGGAACCGGAACCGGAGAAGCGCAGGGCGTTAATGCTATTACATGGAGCGCAACAAATTCCGTTACCGTTGCAAAAACAGCTTCTTTGACCGAAGCAAATGTGACCGGGGTTGTTAGTCTTATGAAGGCAGGATATTTCGCGGATGCTGAATGGTATATGAGTTCTGCAACTTTCTTCGCAGATTTCTATCCCCTTATGAATAACAGCAAGAACAATATTGTTACCGAATCCAACGGCGAATATCGCATCATGGGCAAGCCTGTTAATTTTGACGAGCGTGTGACCGCACATGAAGCAATCCTTGGCGATTTCTATCGCGGCTATGTGGGCAACTTGCAGGAGGATGTGAACGTAACTTCCCAGTTCGTCACAAGAGAAAACGCATTCGATTTCCTTGGATGCGCAATCTTCGATGGCAAGGTGCAGGCGGTTGAAGCATTCGTTAAGATTGCGAAGGCAACCGCATAATTAATTTGATAGATGCGGCGGCGTTTGGCTTCTCCGACAGTCTGCCGCCGTTTTCTATACAACGGAGGTTTGAAAATGCTTGAAAAAATTAAACTATCAATGAGAATATTTCATACCATGTTAGATACCGATATCACATCAAATATTGATGCCTGCATGCTTGAATTAAAGCGCGTTGGAGTGGATCCGGCGATTGCCGTTTCAGATTCCGAAGATGCTTTGATTATCAAGGCGGCGGAATTGTATTGCAAATGGCAATATGATTTTAACGGCAAGGGCGATCAATTCAAGCAAGCTTTTGAAAACCTTCGCGATTCTTTGAGCCTTTGCGATGATTATGCAGAAAGTGGGAAAGCCAATGTATAACGAAGTAATTTATTTACTATCGACAAAGCATGAAACAAATGAAGTCGGGGATCAGATTGAAACAAAAGAAAAGGCAATGCGCTTCGCGAAGATTAAGAGCATCGGGCAATCCGAGTTCTATCAAGCGCAGGCGCAGGGATTGAAACCGGAAATCAAATTTGTGCTTCCGGATTATCTTGATTATGACAATCAAGAAGAATTGATCTATAACAATTTCCGGTATAAGGTTTTGCGAACCTTTAGAACCGGAAACGAAATTGAAATTGTTTGTTATGGCGGCGTTCGTTTGGAGGTTGTGAACGATGGCGATTCCTAAGAGCATAACGAAAGTAAGCAAGGATGGAAATGTTGTGTATACGCAAAGCGTTGATCGGGTAAATTACACGATCCGCGAATTGACACGCGCCGCGCTTCGCGATGTCGGGAAATACGTTTGCAAGCAATTCCGCATTG